ATCGCCCTGTTAGGTGAAATGCCATCTCTGATGCACCGCAAAAGGTTTTACCTGTTTTGTTTGCCGCCATCAAAAGACGTTGCCTAGCAAGGCGACCTGTCATGTCCTTTGCATCATGAAAACGTTTCTGGTAATCATATGGTTCATACTCCAGTAAACGATTCGTTTCATAAATATCAGATATTTGTTCTGCAATGTCAATAGCAGTTTCAGTTTTATCTGTCATGCATCAGGTATTTTCTTATTTATTTTTGGTCTTGCAAATTTAGGTAAAGTAAACGAAAGAGTTTCTAATACATTAGGTTCTCGACCTAACTCCTGTTTTGCTTCTTTTCTTGCTCTAACCACTCCGAAGATACTTGAGAATAAACTGAATGCACCCAATCCTCTAGTAAACTTCAATCCTTTTCCTGCTGTACTCTTGTAGCGAGGTTTATCTTTTCCATGGAATTTCTTCTGAAGTTCTTTAGTTACTTTAGATGTAGTTTTCGTATCTTGTGGCAATGCTTTTTTCTTTGCTGTGACTTTTAATTTATCCTCAATAGCTTTGATACCAGATTCTTTACTTACTGGTTTATGATATTTCTGGATTGATGCAGTTACTTTCTTTATTTTTATTTTAGGTCGAGCATCTATTGGTGCATCTACCTTTAGTCCCGGTGTATGAGGTTTCTTAGGAAAAGTCTTTTCAGGTAATTTTATACCTTTACCCGGATACCAGCGTTTACCAACTACTCCTCCTGATGTTGACAGAGTTTTATCTGGTGCAGTATTTTGTGATATATAAGACTTTATACCAGCTAATGAACGATCTCCTGATCTTCTTAACTTAGAGACTTTTTCACCAACTCTTTTTCTTTTTTCCATTTTCTTTTCATCTGACATCTCCTTACGGATCTTCAGTTCTGGACTTTTCTTCCTGTCAATATATTGTTTTTCAGTCCAATGAGCTTTGTCAGCACTTATTAACTTTCCTTTAAGATGTGGCCCTCTTATAACTTTATCAGATGGTAATACTGTATCAGTCTTATTTTTGAATACATCTCCAATTACACCCAAGAGTATTCTTTTGGATGCTGGAGATTTCGTCCATTTTTTCCATTGCCGTGATCCTTTAACAATTTTTGTCAGCTTACCAAACTGTTTGTTTTCTTTCTTAATAGCCTTATCTTCCTGAGACATAGACTCTTCATCTACTTTGCTTAAATGACGAACCTTTTTATCATCATCTGTCCAATCTTTTAACTCAGGTTTCAATTCATCGGATTTACTTAATACTGCTTTTAGACCAAATTTACCAAAGTGGAACGGCCCCTTACCTTTATATTGTTTATTTAGGTTTTCTGGTCCGAAATTAGGATCATCACCTGTTTCAATATATTGAAGATCAGGACTATCTGCTTCAGCAATATTTAGGTATTCACCTGATTTTACAGGATAAGTTACATCTTTCTTAAGGTTGGAGATTCTATCTTTAGTTGAATCATCAAGAGAGTAATACTTGGCTTTATCTTCTGCTACCTGCAATCCTGCAAGCATCGACTTAATATTAGTTTCAACTTTAGTAACTTGTCCCTGTCCCTCACCTATGATTGGCAACCTTGTTACTTTCTTACCTTTTATTGATAGTGTACGGATAGTATCTGGAGCTTGTTTTGTAGAACCTTTGCCAATATCTTCAAGTTCGTCAAGATATGCTTCAAAACCTTTATTAAGACCTAATCCTCCTTGTTTTGGAGCTTTTATAAGTTCTTCAAATCGTTCAAAATGCTTCTTAGTATCCTTGCCCGGGTATACTACATCTCCTTTTCTACTGAAGGAAGCTCTATCTATAAGTTGTTTATTCTCTTGCCATTTATCTAGTTGCTTATCCACAAAATCTTTTGATGCACCTTTTGGTACTTGTATCCTATTGATTTTAATGGATTCTTTCTCCTTAATAGGTAGTCCTTTTTTATTTGTCCTGAATAAATGACCTCTACTTACAGTTTGTAGTTTCTTGGGATTTGTACTAGGAGGGAGGTATTTTGTATATCCTTCACTTGCCCACTCACCAATAAACTGATCTGCTTGTGAGGATTTGGAGCCACGGTACAAGACTTGGACATTACCATGTTTTTTCCTTGCTTCGCTATATCTCTTAGTCAAGGCTTTCTTAAACGCCTTTGAATCAGATATTCCTGAAGATGGCCCCTGAAACCAGACTGCTTTTACTTTTTCTGCCATAAATTAATTCGAAGTTAAGATTGTTCTACCAACTCTCTTCTTTTTATCTTTTTTCTGCTTACTAAGAGCTTTGGTTGCACCAGCAGTTGCGAACAAACCTAGAATCTTATTAAATCCTTTGTCTAACAAGAAACTTATCTTACGTGAAGAACTTAATACTCCTGCCGACGGAGATGATGCAACTTTTCCTGCTGTTTGTGTATCACCTGATATATTCTTTGCACCTTTGGCACTAGGTTTATATTTAAAGCCTATCTTTCCACCGCCTCCTCCAGATCCACCCATTCTCTCAATCAAATTAGATATAGATGCTGGTCTTTCTGTTCCAGTACGTGTTGATTTATTCTTATATTTCATAACTACTACCTAATTGATTGTTGGCCCTGAAATGACTTTCCTGCTTCTGAAAGCCGCTACAAGCATTTTGGCACCATCATCCCCGACAAGTGCAACTAATTGTGCGTTAAGCTCCTCTACAGTCCGTGTGGTATCAATATCATTGAATGCCTTGTATCCACCCCTGTCTAAGATTTCCTTTGCCGCATTGAGCTTCACAGTATCGCTGTCACTATCCATCAATCTCTCTATAACTGTCAATGCTCTAGGCCCACCTTCCCTTAAACGCTGATAAAACTTCTTGTCAATCGCATCCTTGTTCTCAATGACAAGTGCCTTACCTTGTAACTTCAGCTTATATGGATTACTGTCCTTAAATCCTGCCTCCCTCATTGAAACTAAGTAATCACCTGTCTCAACAAAGGAATCTATGAACTTGTCAGTTGCTTCCATATCCTGATTCCCTATCGGATCGCCTTTTCTTTTCCCAGTAGTCTTTTGGTTTGTTTGGATCGTTGAAGACTTTATGATGCTCTTGACGTAACTTGTTCCATTGGGCATCTGATCCTACAATCCTGTTCTGCTTCGATCTCATCCCTGCTTCGGAGGAAACCCTGCTCCCTTATTCTTAGATAATCCCTCCCTGAACTCCATACGCCTCACCATCTTCTGTGGCTCATACCCACCACCACTCTTGAGATTCTTGAATCCCTCTGATAACTTAGCCCACCAACTGTTATCATTCACAAATGATGTTCGCTTCTTCTTCTTACTGTATTTGTTCTTCGTTGCACCACTATAATGACTGCCGTTCTCGTCTTCTCCCTTATGTGCCATATATTCTCCCCATAGTTGTTGTTGATAATACCTAAAGCTAATGCCTATCTTTATAACTTGCAATACTTTTATGAAAATATTTAATATTGTGTTTCAGTTACTTAACACCTATTTTCACTCCGTGTAGAGGAGAAGGACGACTATACTAGCCTCCTCATGCTTTTTATGACCCCCCACCCCCCTAAAACAATGCATGATATTACAGGATGGGAGAAATAAATATCATTCATTCTAGATGTCTCGCTACGCTCGGACTATTATTCTTTCTTTCATTGCAGGATGTTAACATTCAATGCAGGATGGTAAATAAAATGGAGGTGTCCTTACATAAAGATATAAACTATATATCTGTTAACAATCAGTCACTATAGTATATATACAGTATAGTAGGGGATATATAGAGTATATTAGGTTATAGAGAATGTATTTAATATAGTAGATATATATATATATATAGGAATTAGAGATAAGTAGCAAGTCTAAGTTAGTCTTATCTAATCAATAGATAACGAATAAATATATTGGCGATACCAAAAGGCCCGTCTATCGGCTCAGACACATTGATGATAAACGATCAATACTCGCCTCTATCCTATCGCAATAGACAATCATAAGAGATATACAAGACAACATAGATATATAATTCTACATTGCTGGTTAAAAAATAATCTTTTTCAAAATAACGGTTTTCTATTTGTTTGGTTTCTGTTCTGTAAATATACAGGGCCAAGCACTCCGTTAACTAAGTCAACTGGATTCACCGGATGACATTAATCTCTATAGGAGAAATAAGATGGATGCTAAAGATAAACGCATTGCAGAACTAGAAAAAGCACTAGAAGACGCACAAAACAATGTTGCAAGTCCTTGTGGATACTTGGATGTATGGAAAGATAGTAGTGGATCATTCAGGAGAGAGTACACAACAGAATGGCTATTGGAACATGCAGAAAAGGCAAAGCAGAACGATGGAATCATTGGAATGAGATACCAATTACAGGAAGCAACAAATAAAACTCCTAACACGATTGCATCATTGCAAGTTTACCTATCCCATTGTGTAGATTACGAGCAAGATAATGCACAAAAGAAAGAGATCGGAGTTACATACAAGAATGAGCAATTCAGTAAGAATATAGGAGGTAGAAACTTCTGGAAGAATGCTCCAAGGCAGAAAGTGGCAGTAGCTACAGTAAATTAGTAAACTATTCATCATTTACAGGGTCGGTTAATAGCTGGCTCTGTATAAAAATTTTACTTCAAATTGTTTGGAGCAACATAAATCAAATATGGAGGATACATGTATGAGCAATCAAGAGAACAGGAACTATATCAGTTCACAGCAAGACAACGACGAGGAATGGAAGAAACTACACAGAATACAGACAACACACAATCAGAACATGAAGAGGATTATTATCTCGAAGGAGGTGAAGAACTCAATTTCGGATAAACCTAATCTATTAATATCAATTGCATTCGTTGCAATAGCATTTATAGTCGTACCAATATTACCAATAGTCTTAGGAATAGTCTTTGGACATTGGATAAGTAAACAATCAGATAATAGAAAAAGAGGATAACATGGAAAATCAATTAAACTTTGATAATACATTTGTTGCAGGATCAAAATGGATGTTAAAAGTAATACATAACTTGAAGAACAAGTTGCATATACCAGAGTCAACTAAATTCTTTGGTAGAATAATGATGTACTTTGCACCATCAAGAGTAGGAATATATGCTTTAATAACATTAATGACAATTGCATTCATGGTAACAGCACCATTGTATGCAGGGCCAAATTACATACTCCATTCAATCAGTAAAGCAAGAACATGGGTATTAAAGAGATTTGGATTCAGTAGTGCATTAGTAAAACAATAGAGGATATATGAATATATTATGGAGGATATACAATAAAGTAAAAAATAAGCTGTTAGATGCAAGGAAGAAGCATCACCAATACGAATACATAGCCCACATAGTCAACAGTAGAATGTGAAGCTATTTGAAACCTCTGCATTGCCGTAAAAAGCGGTGTAGAGGTCATAAAAAAATTCGGAGGCTGGTATGTACCAAACCACATAATAATAAACAATATAACTGGAAATTTTATGGCGAAAATAATTCATTTACTCAATCAGAATCAGAAAATAAAATTAGATCTTGTTTTAAAAGCACTAGAAAATTTAAGATACGATTATTCTAAAGGAAACACTAAAACAGATGAGCTAATTGAAATCAATAGGATAATAAAAGAAATACATGAGCATGATGTACCAAACCACATTTTAAACTAGAGGTAACAACATGAGTGATACATACGATGACAGATTCATTAGGATCAACAACAGACTAGATTCATATGAACAAGCATTAGAAACCATGCAATCATTTATACATAATGCAATAGGCCCATGTACCAAATGTAGCGGAAGTGGTCACATATATGATGCACATGGTGAAGAAGGAGGGGGAGTACGATTAACAAGTCCATGTGACAGTTGCAAAGGCACAGGGAAATTACCATTAGACTTTGTAAAGATGATGGAACATTTCAAAGAACAGGCTAAAACCCAAGTACAAACCGAAGAAGAATTCCCATTTTAGGAGGATATATGGATGACCAAGTAGATATAAAACTTATGAAGCAAGAAGAGTTTAATGCAAACATAGTCAAGAGACTAGAAGAGCTTGAAGACAAAATGGCTGTTGCATATACAAGGATAAAAGGTACTGAAGACTTTGTAGCAAATACAACAGTTCAAGCAAATATAAGATTTGATCAAGGTATAGAAAACAGAACAATTGCCTTTAAGCAGATAGAAGACCTTCAGGATGAAATAAGAATGATTAAAGAATATGGTTTAGACGGTCTTAGAGACGGTCTGAGAGATTTAGAATATAACATAAACACTAAACTAGAAAGGATTGACGACATATTAGTAGTACATCGCAATCAAAACGATACCCAACGTAAGAATCATGCATCCCTCATCAAAGTATGGGATGAGAAAGTAATACCATTAATAGAAGGAACACATGGAAAACAAAAATGAAGAAAAATGTAAATGGTGCGGAGCATTAATATATATGCAACCGGGCCAATCACACAGAGAAGATGGTAAAACATATTGTAATACTACATGTGCATATGATTACCGTCTATCCATACAACCAATAGATAAACAACTTCAATAGGAGAATATATGTTAGAAATACAACCAACAGTATCAACAAAGTTTGAAAACTTAGATACTTTGAGAGATTATGCTCAAGATGAACATGAATATACAAAATATGTACCCATAGGAAACGGAGTACTTACAATGAATGATGACAAATATATTTATAATGGTCATGATTTCCTACATTTCAATGAACATGGACTCAAAGCCTTATTTACAGCAATAGGAGTTAATGGTTTATTTCCTTGTATGATGGCAACTGAGGAACCTAGTGTATCAACAGACTTTATCAACAAATTACTAAAGCAAGATAGAATCAGGCAAAATCTTAGCAATAAGCAACTAATTATACATAACGCCCAAGTTATTGGAGTTGTTTCATTGCAATACAATAGATATTCAAACCATAAGTTCTTAGAAGACTTTGTATCAAAGAATGAGACTGCAAATACAATAGATTTTGAGCGTGGAATGGTTAAAAACACTAAAATGTCATTAAACTGGCTTGATAAGGAATACACAGGCATTGAGATTGATGGAAAACTAGACAGATCAAGAATAGGATTCTATTCAGGTAACTCAATGGTAGGTGATGCCCCAATTGGATCAGCGTTGAGTGTATTTGATACACTTTGCACCAATGGAATGAAGATAAAATCCAATATCAGTTCCATGCGAATAGTACATAGAGGTTCAATGGGTATGAAATGGCGTATGCAGAAAATGATGGAAGAAACTAGGAATCAGTATAAAGCTATTAAAGAGCGTTTAGAGACATTATTAGAAATTCCTTATGAAGACCATACAGCAGAGAGACTTCTTTCAAGTAATGCACCTTTAAGCATCATTCCAGAGCTAAAAGAGAAAAAGCTATGGAGTACTAAGAAGAAATTCAACTCTCCAGAAGATTCAGTAAGAGATTTAAGGAGATCAATAGGTGTAGTTCAGCATTCGCCGATAAAATATGGTGGTGTACATACTCATAACATATGGGACAGCAGTTACAGAAAAGGGAAACGTAGTATGTATCATTTTATAGGTGCATTTACAGAGTTTGCTCAGACACAAAATGCTGATACACAATACCAGATCGAAGAAGAAGCTGGTGCTTTAACTTCTTGGATTCATAAGAATAAAGCAGTATTATTGAATTAGGTGTAGCTGAGTCGCACCTATTACAGCGACATGGATGTTGCGTTTGGACAATCTCAGGCTAGCGGTGGGAGGCGGTCAGAGTAAGGTGATATTACCGGAGTAGATCGGTGTAGGATTGTCCATTTCATTTTATATCCGTGTAAGGCTTAGACGGATTGACAATAGATAAATTAATCGGGATAGTACTAAACGGATTTTTTGGTCGTGTAAGGCTTATTTGACCAGATAGGTACTATTCGGTCATATTGATTAAACTGGTGAGGAGAGATCATAAGCGGAGGAGGGGCAACGAGCGAGCCACTACAGGGCAATGCTGTGTAACCAGTTTTTTCAATTCATAACCAATGGTCAACCAAGGGTCAACCAAGCATTTATAGTTGACAACATAATAGATCCATATTAGACTTGATTTGTAAACCTAACTTAACTATACTATAAAGGTATTATGAATCTACGACAACAATGTTCAGAATTTAAAGTTCGACTTCAGCCAATAGCAGATGATCTAGGGTATACATTACCTTATGTCTCAATGGTACTGAGAGGTAAGAGAACGAATACCAAGATAACATCCGCAGTATATTTGGCAGTAGAGGAGCGTAAAAAAGAACTAAGAAAATTAATAAACTAAAAGAGAGGATATATGAAAAATTTCGCAGTAAATAATTTAGAAGAAAGAGCAAAAGGAATAGGAGCATCCGATGGAGGAACAGCAATAGGAGTTAATGACTATAGGAGTGAGTACGATTTATATTTAGAAAAAACAGGTCAGTCTACTCCAACAGATATTTCAGATATACCAGCAGTAATCCATGGAACTGCAATGGAACCAGTTGTATTTGAAATGATTAAAAACAGATTAAACATTCCAGCAAGAAGAGATAACAAAACACATTATCATCCAGAACATAAATGGATGTTTATGCATATTGATGGTCGATACTTAAATGAGAATAAAATAATAGAGATCAAATGCCCCTCAATACACATGAGAGAATTTTATGGTACAGAAGGTACTGATCAAATTCCACAAATGTATATAGCTCAAGCTACACATATGCTTGCAATAGAAGAACAATGTGAAGCTGTTGAATTCTTTGTATATTTCCATGGAGAAATTCAAAGATATACCATAAAGAGAAAACCAAGACTTATTGAAGTATATATGCAAGCATTATTAAGATTTTGGGGTCATGTACAAGAGAAAATACCTCCATTACCTAGAAATAATGAAGATGTAACTCATATGTACTTTAAGAATAATTATAAATTAATTGAAAATAATATTAAATTAGAGAATTTCATATTGAAACATGTTAAAGAAAAAGCAGAATATAAAATACAAGGAGAAAAGATAAAGGAAGATAACATATATATTAAAAGAGAGGTTGGATATAACGATGGTGTCTTAATGTCTAATGGCAAGAAAACATTAGTTTCAAGAGTAGAAACTCCATCACTAGATAAAGATAAAGTAAAGAGCAAATATCCTGATGCATATGATAAACATTGTAATTTATTCAATGATAAATCATTTAAAGAAGAAGAATCTAAAATGTATGAAGAATGTTCATTCAAGAAGCAATCTTCCAGATTACACCTACCAAGAATTAAAGCAGTTTAAGGGCTAAGACTGTCGTAGATCGTTTTTCCATCAGCAGGGCAATGCTGTTGTTGTCTCTACACATTTTTGCAGTTAAATCAATAAGGATTCCATTGCAATTTCTAATCCCACGATGTCCAAGAACTGCTATCCATCACAATTAAACAAATAAGAGAGGTAAATATGTCTAAAGAAATAGTTAAAAGTGTTGATGATACACAAGATGCAATAGAAAAGTGTCTATTGGATGGTGACTTATCTAAATTATCATTAGATCAGAGACTATCCTATTATAAGCAAGTCTGTGAAACAGTAGGCTTGAATCCCTTAACAAAACCATTCCAGTACATAGTATTAAACGGTAAATTGACCATGTATGCACTCAAAGGTGCAACAGATCAGTTACGGAGAATCTATGATATTTCCTGTGAAGTAAAAAACACAGAGAAAATAGAAGATCTGTATGTTGTTACAGTCAAAGCAATTAACAATAAAAATGGCAGAGTTGATGAAGATATGGGATTTGCTAAAATTAGTGGCATGAAAGGAGATATGCTAGGTAATGCCATGCTTAAAGCAACTACAAAAGCAAAACGTAGAGTTACTTTATCCATGTGTGGATTAGGTATGCTCGATGAAGATGAAGTTGCTTCAATACCTGATGATAAAGGTACAGGTAAAGGTAAAATGATATTTGATGCTCCAGAATTAAAAGGTACAGAGAAACTGGAAGCCACATTATCAGAAGAAAAACCTTCACCTAGTGAAGAAATTGTTATTACCGAAGACAGTCAAACAATACTTAATACTGCAATGCAGAAATTAGATGAAGCATTTGGATTTTGTGAGACAGACGAGATACATGATAGGATCATCAATAATCTCAATGACATAAAATATGAATGTTCTACTGAGAATGCAACTGTATTAGGCAACTTTGCTACAACATATCCTGCTAATCAAGAACTTTTCCAAAATGTAGCCAAAAAGTATAAAGATCAATGGAAAGAAGATATGAATCCTGACCATTATCAGCGTTTATATGACTATATGTCAGAATTAAATAGTTTCTTTGTACTTGAAGAGGAGGTTGCATGAGTAAAGAACCTGAAGACATTCCTGAATGGATTAATCCTGATTTATGGGATGAATTCAAGGAACATAGAAAAATATTAGGAAAACATAAAGCACTCAATCATTTATCTACCAAAAGAATAATCAATAAACTTACTAAGTTCAGAGAAGAAGGTTATGACCCAAATAAGATTATTGATGTAGCAATAGAGAATGGTTGGACTTCAGTCTTTATCACTTCAGAAATGAAGCAGGATAAAACTAAAACTAGAGGTGGTTGGGGGTTAGACCCTGATCACCAAATGCAAATTGCATTAGCAGATTTTGAAAAAGGGAAAGATGTCAAACTTAACTGATATAAAAGTTCATCCACAAATCAGAGTATTTGTAACAATGCTTTGTGAAGGTTTCAATGTTCCATCTTCAGATACTAAAATTCAGGCATTTGCAGAGAAACTCAAACATCCTCATGTTCCTGCATTAAAAGAAACATATAATATATTCACCGATGGAAGAGGATCTACAACTAAGATGCCAACTATTGCAGAAGTAATGGAAATCTATAAAAATGTGGAGCGTAGATATACTAAACAGGAGGTACAAAAAATAACATTAGAAAGTACACAGGAAAGAGATTTTGAAAAAAGTAAGGAAATGTTCTCTTTATTAAAACAAACTGTAATCAAAGGAGGTAAACCAAACTTTAGTATTATAGATAGACCTGTGACAGATTTTCAGAATGGGTATAAATTTACAGTAACCAGAGATGATAATGGTCGAGATTGGGTAAAATACCATAATCATCCGGCTAATAATAAATAAAAGTGTTCAGATCGCTCTCTATTGAAAGGAACAGGTATCGTCTATCCTCCGATGCCTATATTTTAAGTTCATTTTCTTTAGAGGGCGGTTTATTATTTAAATAGAGGATATTACATATGGAAGGGGAATGGCAAAAGTATAAAATGAAAAGACTCAATAGAATTAGAATATGTAAAGTCTGTGGCGAAGTCATAGATAATTCTAAACGCACAATCCAGAAACGGACAAAATTCTGTTCTGAAGATTGTGTGGAAATCAATTATGAAAATAAACTAGAAAAGAAGAGGCAATATGAACAAAGACGAAACAGATCTACTTAAAATGCTTGTAGGATCAGTAAGTAATCAATCTGCAAGTGGAGTTGGAGATGAATTCCATGAAGACATTAAAAACTTCAAGAATAGAGTATGGGTAGAAGTAGCACAACTACAGGAAAGACTTGCTTCAATTGAAAAGCACGAAGATCCATTACCTAAACTTGATTCAGTTGAAAGACGTTTAAATTCACTCCTGTCAAATACCCTGAATGGAGAAAGCAAAGATACAGTAGCAAAACTCAGTAAAGTATATGGTATATTCGGAGGAGTTAATAAACATCTCAAGAAATTAGATCATAATACTGAGATAAACAATGAGTCAAATGAGCAGATCAAGGATAATCAGGAAATGCTGTTAGCTGAAATCAATGCAATTAAAAAGTGGATTAAAGCTGATAATTATACAGACAAATCCAAGATTGCAAATAATATGTCTGATAATGTCCTTGAGAAAAAACAATACAGGAGTAAATTCTTAAGTGAAGTCTTGAAAAAAAGGAAAGAAGATAAAGCTAGAGAATCATTAACTAAGACTGTAGAAGAAGCCTTTGGTGTTCCAGAGTGGAAAAATATACAAGTAACTACTCTGAATATCAATACACGGACAATACATCTCTTCGTGAAACTGGGTATACATACATTGGGTGATTTATCTAAATATACTAGAAAACAACTCGTATCTTTTCCAGATTATGGTTGGAATTCTATGATGAAACTAGATAAAGCACTTGAAAATTCAGGATTGAAATTGAAAGATGGTTTTAAAACTAAACGTGTACCTGAAGAATTTAAACTATAAAAACTAAAATGGAAAATATTGCACAAACAAAATTAGTTGATAACAGATGTGAAGAATTACGCATTGCAGTAAATAAGTTCCATAAAGAACATCCTGAAATATGGAACCTGTTCTTAAAATTCGCATTTGAGAAAATAGACTCAGGACATAAATACTACGGAGCAAAGTCTGTAATGGAAAGAGTTAGGTGGGAAACTCCAGCAGGAGGTACAGCACCTAAAGTTAATAATAACTATGTGTCTTTTTATTCAAGAAGATTTGCAGAAATGTTTCCTCAACATTTAAACTTTTTCCATACAAGAACTCAAACAAGTGAATTATCTCCTCCGAAATATAAACCAGATGCACCAAGAGGAGGATGGTAACTATGTTTTTAGAAACTTCTGTAATTACAATCAATGTTACACCATGTAGCAAACCTAGAATGACCAAAAGGGACAGATGGGCTAAAAGGCAATGTGTACTCAAGTTTTTTGCCTTTAGGGATGCAATAAAGCAATCTTGCTATTGGGAACCGCATAACTTGCTCTCACTAGAATCATTCGATATTGAATTCCATATACCAATGCCTAAATCATGGAGTAAGAAAAAAAAGTCTCTACACAATGGCACACCCCATAAACAACGTCCCGATCTAGACAACTATATTAAGGCGTGGTGTGACTCAGTATTTGAGGAAGATTCCGTTGTGTGGAGATTTAAAGCTACTAAACGATGGACTGATAAAGAAGGTCACATCAAATTATCAACCCTCTAATATGAAAGACTATAGGCAACAACGACAGGATAAACTTTATCGAAAACAACATGAATATAATTATAGTAGATTAAACTATGGTAAAAATGAGTCCCAAGTAGATAAGGTGCAGTTACGAAAGGAAATTGATGCCGCAACAATTGAATATCTTAAGAATAATGAAATAACTCGTCTTCCAGATTCTCCTAATATCAAAGGTTACTCTGTAAAAGTTAAAGACTTACGAGAAATCAGCGATACTAAAGAGTTTTATTACTTGGAAGAACAAAATGAAAACAACCTATACTAGGAGACAATATGAATTTAGAACTATTTAACCAACCTGATAATATTGAGGAACAAAATGAAATGGATGATTATTTTGAAGGTGACGATCTGGAAATTATATTAGTTGCTCTACAGGAATTGGAGACTGTAATTAAAGAAGATAAATCAGATAGTCAGGAAACAAATAATGAATGCCTGTTGAAAATTCAAAACATACAGGAGAAAATAATGAAAACAATTCCAAAGAATCTAATAAACTAGGAGATAACATGAATGACTGTAAATTTAGTGGGTGGATTACACATGAACCTGAATATGGACAAACAAATGCCGGGAAAACCTATGTCAACTTTTCTATGGGTATTCTAGAAAAAAGATATAGTGACAAGCAAAAGACAACATTCCTGAAATTTGTTGCATATGGTGTAACTGCTGACAATCTGAAGAAGAGAATAGGTAAAGGATCTTTTCTCGTAATTAATGATTCTTCAGCACAAAATAATGATTATACAAATAAACAAACAGGAGAGAAGAGATATGAAACTAGATATAATGTTCTAGATTTTGAAGACCCAAGTGCTTTTAAAGGAGGTAGTTCTGAGAACATACAAGCAGAAAAAGAATTTTCTGAAGCATATGCATCTGATGACTTACCTTTTAGAAACTAATATGACCACATAGTTGGTCTAGGATGTTTATCGTCAGAGAGTGTGTCTATGTGAATGAATCTCTTTGCATGTGGCCCTCTCTGCGATATTCCAACTCCACTAATACCATGCTTCCTCGCAATATCT